TTAAATAAAGTTAATGCATCAAACCCGCTTAAATCACCTGAGTAATTCGTTGCGATGATTCCCGCCGTTGCTGCCCTGGTTTCATTTACATAATCTCGAAAACCCATTTATTTTTTTCACCTCCTTTGCTGATCGTCCTTTTTCTTTTCAGGAAATAAGAAAACAATGCATAAAAAAAACCACGCGACAATTATCGGCATGGTTACATGGATTGGTAATTTTGTTCGATTTGGGAAGGTAAAATATAATGCTAATCCGATTGATATATAAATTCCTATAATTATTAATGTCAATGTCATAACATCGTTAATCCCCTATCCTCATAAACAGATTTAGTATTTATATTCATCATCGACCGCGTGTGGGCGTTTATTAGTGCCGCTATCGGGTCGATACGTTGTGTGCTTTTCGCTTTGTCTAGCATAATGTTTTCATTTGAATCCATCTTGGTAACGGCATTCGAAACAGCAAACTGTAAAACGGGGTTTCCGTTATGTTTAACACGGCCCATGTAAACTTTTTCTCTAAAGTCCTTTGTAGGCGCTCCAAGTGTTTGAATCCCTTGCCTGATTTCAACGTTAGTAAATCCCGCCGCATCCATATCCTGCATAAACTGCGATGCATTCCACGGATCGGAACAAATCTCAACGGGTATTATATTAAACTCTTTAACTTTATTTTCGATAAACGATTTAATAAATGCATAGTCAACAACGCCGCCTGGAGTTAATGTTATCCAACCTTGACGCGTCCACAAATCATATGGCACTTTATCCGTTCGCATTTTGGCTGCTAACGTGTCTTCGGGCATAAATGAATGACTCAACACCCAATAGTTATCATTCGTCTTAAATTCGAACCCCACGGATGTTAAATCCAGTTTGGCGGATAAGTCGACACCGATAATACATTCTGAATCACGGAATAAATCAAAATCGAATTGTTCATAGCAATCCGCCCATTTTTCCATATTCATGTAACCGTTTGGCCGTTGGTTAACCCAAATATTCATATTTTTAGTTAAAAAAGCGGTCATTTTTTCGGGAACATCCAACGCGATTTTTAATTCATCGCGTAAAAACTTAATCCCTTCGTCATATGTGGATACAATAGGGTTTGCCTTAGCCCAATTGGATTCGTCTTTTATGTCGTCGCCTTGGTCCAATTCGCATATTAAAACAAAATATTCTTCGTTTGTTTGCGGTTGGTTCGGGTCCAAAACCTTAGAAACATAGTCATATTCGGTCTTACATGGGCCGTTAATGTTAAACCCTGCCGTTGTGATAATAACGATTAACGGGTTTTTCCTGGCAACCATACCAGATACAAGAACGTCGTATATTTCGGATGTCTCATGGGCGTGATATTCATCAAGGATGGCAACACTAGGGTTTTTTCCGTCACCTGTTTTCCTTGATTCCTTCGATAACGGTTGGATAACCGATCCACTTTTAAGATGTTTTATTTTGCCGTATGCATCGGAATATTTGCCGTGTAAAAAATCAACGACTTGAATCTGACTTAGGATTTCGTTATATACGATGCTCGATTGTTCACGGCCCCATCCCGCTATATACGCTTCTTCAATTTCTTCTGAAAGAAAAGCGGTATAGGATGCGATCAATGCCAATAACTGTGACTTTGCGTTTTTTCTGGCAAGCTGTATATAAACTTTCCTTGTCCGTCTTAGGTTGTTGTCTTTGCGTTTCCAACAAAAGATATTAGCAGCAATGAACAACTGGAAATCTGTTAATTCAATCCGTTGTCCACTAACAACGCCCTTTGTATGTTTAAACAAGAACGCCCATTTATAAAACTTGTACAATTCGGCAACATCAAAATAAAACTCGTATTCATCGAACCCTATTTTGTTGATGTCATCAAGAAAACGAATCGCGGCCCATTTATGTTTTTGGCACGCGGTAATGGTTCCATCCTCAATTTGAACCGCGTAATTATAAACGCGTTCCATTAATGATTGTGCGGTTTCCATTACACACTACCGAATAATGTTTCTTCTTCGGATTTTTCTTTTTCTTCTTCTTTAGGCATCGCCAATTTCGCGCGGCTTGATGGAGTAAAACCAAATTCGGCCGCCATACCTTTTAATTGTTTGTAAAGGATGTCCAACTGCTTTTCGTCGGTTTCAACCTCTCCCGTTTCGGGGTCCTCGATTCCTTTTTGCAGTTCGATATACTTTGCATAGGATCGGCAGTAAATAGCCAACTGGTTTACATCCACATTAGACATTAACCCGATGCCGTCTAATTCATGAGCTAACTTTTTAAATTCTCTTTTTGCTGTTGCGTTTAACCAATTCGGCGGCTTGATATTGTTTGAACCTGGCTTTAGTTTTGCTTCGGCGTTTCGCCTGGATTCAATTTCCGCCTTGGTCAATTTATTTTTATTGCCGTTGATTAATAGTAGTTCAATTGGCATTGCTTTTCGTCCTGGCATCGAAATCACCTCTCAAAAAGTTTTGAAAAAACGAAATTTGTGCGAATTAAAGGGGGCTGCGGTGTATGGCGGAAACGGCCTAGAGATTTTTTATCCCCTACCCTTGACACGATTCAAAAAAACAAATAAAAAATTTAACGAATAATTGTCTGAATTGTTTCAATTCGACACACAATTATATATTTCGACATTATTTGACAATATCCTCGACAATCCTATCACTTTTTATTGAGTTACAAATAAAGTGCGCCAACTGTACGTTGCTAGGCTCATGCGTTCCTCCTTTAGATAAAGGAATGATATGATCTAACGTTGGGCTTAATGGATGAGGTGCAACCTTATTCATATCAACACGTTCATCACACAATTGACATATGTAGTTGTCACGCTTGTATATATCATTACGATATACATTAGCCACAAACTGTCCACGCTTTCTATAACTGCGTTCACGCTTGCAGGCTTTATGCAAACATCTTTTACTGCAATACAATCTAACATCTACGAATGTATTAGTCTTATATTCTTTACCACAATAAGCACATTCTTTAATAACATAATCATTTAAAACAGGCGAATATTTTTCATGATATTTTAATCTTGATTTTTCTGACCTACATTTATCAGAACAATATTTGGCGTTTTGGTGACTCTCGAAAGGTTGTTTACAAATAGAACAAATAAGAACTTTCTTTGGTTTAGGTTTGTATATTTTCTTTTTAATTTCATATTTCTTATGTCTTCTATTCCAACATTCTTTACATTCGGCTCTTAATCCTTTAACACCACGGTCATATCTAATTGGAAAATATTCATTTGTATATTCCTTTTCTATTCCACATTTACCACATTTTCTTAATGTGATATCATTCATCTATAATCAACTCCTAATTAGTTGTTTATCGCAATCTCGGATGTTGACGCATCGCGGGATTATTTTTTTGCAAACAAAAAAGCCATTCTATCGAATGACTTATCCACAACTTATTAACATTTACTTACCAAATCCACCATTCTCTAAAACTGTTTTTCTACTATGGCAAGGCTTGCATAAAGATTGTAGATTATTCAAATCTAATCTTGATCCACCATCGACAATGGCTATAATATGATCGACTTCGGTTGCGGGCGTATATTCGCCGTGTCGCAAACAATGTTGACATGTCCCTTTATCTCTCAATAATGCTAACTTTCTAACCTTGCGCCAACGTGCATCATATCCACGCCGTGTTGCATTAGGTCTATTCATATCATAACTAGGCTTAGATTGTTGGTGTTCATAGCAATAAGTATCAACGGATAAGTTAATACATCCAATATGTTTACATGGTTTCAATGGTTTACTTGGCATGATATAACTCATCCTTTAATTTAATTCTTTTGCATTTACTACACTTCCAAATAGAACGGCAGTTCAATGCGTTTATTTCATCACCGTAAACGTTTCTCATGAATTGATAATCATGTTTACAAAATAACCATTTCACATTATCACCCCATAAATTAATAGGATGCATTGTTTAGGCTGCATCCAGGCCCGCGCGAACCATACCATATTTGTTGCGCTCACAAAAGAAAGGAGAAAACCAACATCCAACAATACATGGTTTATTATTGAATGCTGATATGGTGTCAAAATAAAAACCCACCAAATGAATGGCGGGCCTAAACGAATAAGAAGGAAGGATTAAAATGAAATCTAATATAGTTATATCATGCAGCAATACAAAACACTCGTTCTTTATTCTGTCAATATTCCTTCAATTTTCTTGCTGAATATTTTGGTCGTAAGACGCATCAATCATTTAATTCTTTATTAGCAATTCTTAGGATTTTATATAGTGATTTCGCCATTGAATCTTTTTCCTGTTCAAGCTGACTAATGTATTCTTTCAAACATTCTTTTTCTTTCTCTAAGGATAAACATTTTCCCAATAATTTGTCATAATGGCTTTTCATATCATCCATTTTTACAATCCTCCTTATTACATCTTTTCATTCAATACTCATCTACTTCAGACCTAATATCGCTCATTTTTCTGTAAAGGTCAGCTACAGCAGAAAAAGTATTAATTGAAGCTAAACCTCTACAAATAAGGTCTAATTCCATTTCTGTTATTTGCAAAGTAACAATCGTTTCATTTTTCTCCACCTTAAGTAAAGTAGCCATTTTATTCTCCTCCTTTACGACGTATTTTCGTCCAAGAATACTTTTCTTCGTAAGATATACTAATCTTTTAACTCATTAATACGATTAATAATCCAATCTTTTTCTCCTGCCGAATACATATGACCACGTTTTTGATAGGCATCGATTAGTTCTTCTTTCAGTTCTTTTACATACACAGTTAAATCTCTTCTTCCAACCCTCGCTATATGAAGGCTTTCATCTAATTCTTCAATTTCCTTTTGTTGCTCTGCACACTTTTTGATGTACTTATTAAGTAGTTCCTGTGTTTCTAATTCTTCTTGGCTTGGCTTTTTAGGAAACATTGTCATTTTTATATCCTCCTTATTAAGTCTTTTGGTTCTAGTACGCATCAACAACCATTTACATTATCAACAAAAACAACATTAGGATTATTCCGATATGATTCATTCAAAGCAATCCATTGTTCGCGGAAATCATCCAATTCTTTTTGTGGAATACCTTTTTCTTTTTTTAAAGTTATTTGAATTCCAATCATCAAAAACGACAACTCAACCAAATCCATATATAAATCAATCATGTTTAACAACATCCTTTTTATATATTTCAACCCGCAACGCAAACGCTAAATTATAAAACGCGCGGGCTTTTAATCTATAAAATTTCGATTCTGTTAAACTGTATTTGCTGTAATACTCATAATCAAATAATTCATCATCGGCCATGTAACGATTAATAATGAATTCACGTTCGCGGAATCTCAATCGATTAACGGCCTTTCTAAAATGATCGATATACGCCAAACGCTCCAATTCATAATCGTTTAACGATGCATTGTAAACGGCGGTTTCTTCCGTTGATGAATGGAATGCATTTGTAAACGATGGCGGTTGTAATGAATAACTTGCCGTTACTTTTGGTAATCTTTCCTCCGGTATTTGCAGCAAACAAATTCTATATTTTTCAATCTCCGATTCTACTTTTTTTCGTGTTTCTTCTCGGTCAATCTCCGGCAATACAAACAATTTCATTTTTCACCAAACCCCCAATCAATCAATGGAAAATAATCATGATGTTGACAAAATAGCCAACAATCCGAAAAACTAGATATATTATACAAAATATAGAAATGAATAGGGAAATAATCATAGTAATTCGGTTGTGTTTTTCGCATTTAAACACATCAAATCCGAACCATGCGCCGGATAATAAAACGGCCCATATAATCGCTTCTATAACCATTTAATTTTCGCCCCCAAACGCTTTTTTAAAATCACTTGCTATCATTACGGCGGATAATTCATCTAACATGTTTTTATCTTTAATCCCCTGGGCATAGCCCATATTATATCCATGATTAAAACCATCATTGAAAATATTGGCATTATTTGCCCTTCTGATTTCCCTTTGTTTTTTGCTGCATCGGTTTTGCTTTCGGCCCATTCTTGGATTCTTCCTTTCGGATGGCGGCCAACTCGAAATAATCTCCAAATTGGCCCCCATGTTTTTTAGGAAACAATGCAATCAATTTCAACTCATGCGGATAAAAATATTCAAACAACTTTTTCTTTAACTTAAAATCCGGCGTTAACATATACCCTTTTACATCGATAATTTCAATAGATCCATCATCGAATTCAATTTGGAAATCGGCAACGTATGTAATTGGCTGAATCTTTTTGCCATTCTTGAAGAATGCCGGAACTAGAATGAATTTTGGATGGATAATGATATTTTGGATGTTTGGTTTATATTTTCCGGATTGCAAATGTATATAAAAATCCATTTCCGTTTTGGAATCGAATTTAATTCCCTGGTATTCCATTTTTTTAACTTTTGATTGTTGATGCCATGCGTTTTTTGCCATAACTTTTTCTAAACTCCCTTAACTTTTCAGCAAACGCGCGGGCCTTATAAAGATTCCCTTTTCCATTCGCGTAATTATTTATTGTTGCGCCGGAATAGCCTAACAATCTGCCTAATTGATTGTAAGATAATCCTAATGCTAATCTTTGATTTTTAATGTAAAACCCTATTTCCTCGGCGGATCCGTTTTCGTCCTCGTCTTGCTGCTTGTATTTCGTTACCTGTTTTGCAAGATTCATATTTTCAAGTTGTAACGCTTCAATCGTTGCTCTTAATTCTCTAATCTCGTTAAATTGTATTAATACATCCCGTTCTAATAGTTCGATTCTGCCTGTTTCGTTCGCCCTTTGCGCTCCCATGTTTAACTCTCCTTTTTTCATTGTTCAATATGAACAATTGAATATAAAATAAATTCTATTTCCCGTGTTTTTCCTCATGATGTTTATCCAAAATATCCTGGTATTCTTTCGAACTTAATGCGTTATGGAATCCAGGTTTAGTAGCAAACATTCCTGTGAATGTTGCGAATGTACTGCCATGGGCCGAATGCCCAGCGGTTCGATGATGATTTTCACAAAGAATAATTTGATTGTATAGGCTGTCCAATGCATCATCATCACATACAACGATGGATTTTGTAACGGTTTCGCCTAATTCATCAACATATTCAACCGTTTCTTTATGTCCGTTAAAATGTTTCATGAACCAATCTAGCAATTCGCCCGGATTCTTAAAATCTCTTTTTACATGCCCTTCGAAATCAAAGAATTTATATAATGCCATTGCGACTAATTCAAAATCAAACGCATTGCCCCAACATCTTTCAAAAATATGATGTGATTCGCGTTTTTCCATGCTGCCACAAATAAAGCAGCCCAAATGCTCGATAGATTCCAATTCATGTTTTGCATTACGGAATTCCAATGTTTCCTTTCGTTCACCGTGTTCCGGGATATGTTCAATTTCCGTGATAGTGTGTGTTTGATAATGTTCTGCAACTATTTTTTTATCCAATTTATTTTCCTCCTAAAATTTGTTTGATGAATAATTTGGTCGTAAGACATCTTAAATCTTTTTAACATTAGACATATCTTTTATGGCAAACATCCGATCTTTATTTTTCTCTAGGTCATAACAATGTAACAAGAATTGTGGTTCTGTGTGATATTCATTAGAACCGAAATAAAGATCTCCTACTTTAACTTTTCTTTTGGATTTAACGCCTTTCCAATTCACATAATCAAATTCGATTACCTCATGAGAACCAATTCCAAATATATTTTCCAAGTTTTTCATTCCTCCTTTACTACATCTTTTCGTTCTAGGATTCATCATCATCCTTTATCCATAATTCAATCAACGCGGCCTGGCTCTCACAAACTAGCATTAATTCCGCGATGGCATCAATTAAAGATAGATTCCTAACAATTGCAATATCCTGGCCTAAAATATCCGCAATCCGTTTAATCAACGGTTCTTTTTCTTCTTCGCCCAATCAAAACACCCCTTTTATAATTAAAATGGTTCTTCCTGGCTTTCTTTGAATTGTTCGGCCATAGCAGCGGCAACGGCTGCCAATTGGATTAATTCTTTGTATAGATTATCTGCATCGGTTTCCTTTGCATCCTTCGGAAAATGGATCCGGTTGATGGCCTGGCAAACCTCGCCAAATTCCTCCCCTAAAATACCCAACCATTTTCCCCATGAATGCCGTTGGAATCCGAATTTTGCATTTTGATTCAGACGTTCAACAAAAACCTCTGTGTTAATATCCGCCATTAATTGCGTGTATTTATCTTTTTGTTTACTCAATTCCTAATTCCTCTTTTCTACGCCCCAAACGTGTTCTAACAGATTTCGGCGTTCGATTTGTTTTATAAGCAACTTGATAAATTTTTATTTCGTTTGCTATGATTCTATCAACCAACTCCATTTCCCAATCTTGCCAATAGTTATAAACGTTTTTTTCTTTCTTTCCCGGTTCATACAATTCAACGTTTACACAATCGCCGCATGATGGGCAATATGTGTATCTCATACTTTTCTTTTTGTTTGTATGGATAGTGAATGTAAAAATACAATCCAGGCAAATATAAACTCTATCGATTTCATGCAAGCCTTTTTTAATATTCATGCAAAATCTTCCCACATTTTTCACAATAATCATAAACGGGCTCCCAATCGTCCTTGTGATTGATTTTCCACTTGGTATCGATATGATTTTTACAATCATGATCCTTAACTTTCTCCTTTTTCGCTTTTAGGTTTGCGCCCACGTTTTTTCAATCCCCTTTCTATACTGCCAAATGCGCCCCCATCTCTTAATTCAATCCATCCTTGAACATGACAATGGGCGGTTAATAATCCCATTTCCAGGGTTGATAAGCTAAATTTTTCAGCTATGGCGGTTAAGTGAAAACCATCGTTCCATAGTTTAATAAATTTGCGAATTTGCCCTGGTGTATAATCAAACTTACAATCTTCCAAAATGATTATTTTGCCACTTAATTTATTAATCCCGGACATATTCGGACAAACCTTCGAATATATGTTTTATAACATCAACCGTCCAACCATTACCGATCATCTTGTATCTTTGCGTATTGCTGACCCCTTCTGTATATCCATCTGGTAATGTTTGCAGTCTTTCGCATTCTAAGGTGGTTAACATTCGGAAATCCGTCTTTTTCTCATTTGTAAAAACAATTTGTCGCCTATGCTTTTCAAAATAGCTTTTTAAATTCCCACCTTTGAAATAGTTAGCATCCAAGCAAAATGATTTTTTTCTATCAACATAACCACTTTCAATAATGTCACTTAATAAAATCCCCTTGTCCTCTGGTTGGGCAACATCCGAGATGTTTGTCCAATAAAGACGGTTTCTCATTTGTGCCGAAACTAACTCGCTATTAATTTTTATAGGTTCAACACCTAAATAATTTGTTATAATGTCCTGATATTCTTTTTTCATATTCACATTTTCAAGCAAAAAATATTTGGGCTTAACCAGGTTTAAAATTCTCACATAATCAAAAAATAATTTACTGCGCGGATCATCAAAATTTAATTGTTTCCCGGCAAAACTGAATCCTTGGCAAGGGCTGCCACCGATTAATAAATCAATTTTTTCTGGAACTGAATGTATTTTGGTTATATCGCCCAATTGGATCGTATCAGGATAATTTTTTGTCGTTACCTGTATTGCATATTTATCTATTTCACTAGCAAAATACTTGTCTACTTTTACCCCGGCACGTTCCAACGCTAATCTCCCACAACTCACACCGTCGAACAAACTCAATACATTAATCCCCATTTTTCACGCGCTCCTCATGCCGTTTTAAAAACTCACTGTACCAGACCTCTAATTTCGCCTTATTTTCGCGTTTTTCTTCCTCGGTAATAATTTTACCTTCAATGATATAAAAACCGCTTAAACCGCCCAAAACATGCCCCAAAACATCCGCCCCCCTATTTCGTTTCTAATAACCATTTTTTAAAAGATTCTTTTGTGGCATTGTTATCCGACAAATCTATAAATTCCAATGCCATCATAACCGCTTTCGTCATTTGTTCATTGCTTAAATCCATTTCACCTAAACCAACATTGTTTAAAAAATCGTTCATTTGTTGATCGTTTAAATTTAATTTTTCAATTCTCATTTTCTCGCCCCCTAAAATGGAAAATTGCTAACTCTTTTATCCTTAGATTCTTTAAAAATCACAAATTCTCTGTTTTTAAACAACCTGGAAACCAACTTTTGATCGTACATGGTATAAAGCGTTTTGCCATCCAAATTTGTCGTTAAAATGGTTGCTTTGCTTTGCCTGGTGTTAGCAACCCCGTATAATATCCGTTGGACGAAATCGGTTGCTTGCTTGTCCGTTTTTATTGCTCCCGTTTCGGCCCCTAAATCATCAAGTACCAGGAAATCAACATCCGACAATAAACGGTTAAAATATTCCTCTGTGTATTTGCTGCCCTTATCATTGAATGAGTTTTTTATTTTTCTAAGCATTGCCTCAACCGCAATAAACAAACAAGAATATTGGCGGGTTTCATTCAGTTCAAATAATATCGAATAGGCTAAATGGCTTTTCCCTGTGCCTGGGTTGCCTTGCAAAACAATGTTAAATTTATCGCCGTTGTTGTATCTATGTAGGCAATTAACTATTATTGCCTTGTTGCGGGTTTCTTCTTCAATGGATGTTTTATAATTCTTCAACCTGGCATTTAATAATGTTTGATCCTCGATAATACTTTGGTCGAAAAGAGTATTATATTTTTTCTCTTGTTCTAGGCGGTTAAAATATTCGGTTGTTTCGCGCTCCAATTTTTTAGTGTCTTTTTCAAGATTGCAGCGCGGACAAACAACGGATCCATTCACCATCATGTTTTGAACCGGTTTGATATGTTTATCGCAATAACTAGAATGGTAATTCATTCTCGATTGCAAGTCGCTCGGCCCTATTTTGCCTATTTGCTCCATTGTCGTTCCCCTTTCCTTTTTGTCCGTTTACACGTTCGACAACCCAATTTAAAATTGCTCGATAATCAGATTTATAAGTTGTGCCTTTTGATCCTTTGTAGTTATCCAAAACGCGAATCATTTCTTTTGCTTTAGGTTCGCTGTGTTCATCAACTAACTTTTTATATTCATCATCTGTTAAAGAAACAAATTCGGCGTATTGTGTTTTTTTCTTTTCATTTTTAACCTTCTTAACCTTATTACTTTCTTTATTAGTTGTTAGCTGCTTGTTAGCTGCTTGTTGATTGCTTGTTAGCTGCATGTTAGTTTGCTTGTTAGGTTCTTCTTCTTCCCCTTGATAAAAGCCCCAATTTACAACGGTTATAAGCCTATTTTTGTTTGTTGATTCGTTTGTTAAAAATCCGTATTTTTCAAAACGCTTTAACGCTGTCCTAACATTTTGTATTGTTATCCCTTTTCCGCTTTTTTCTGCAATTGATTCCAAACTTGTTATACATTGGCCGGGTTTCACAATGAATTTTTCACCCTTGAATTCCCATTCATTTTCCTTAAAATTAACCATGCCCATAATAGTTATAAGAATGGTTTTTTGTTCCGGCGTGGATGTAATCCAAATCGGTTTGTCAAAAAGGATCCGATGAAACTTGAACCATCCATCCATTTTTTACCCTTCTTCCTTTAATGCCTTTTCGATAGCTGAAATAATAAAATCCATCATCGAAATTCCTTTAAAAGCTGCTGCTATTTTTAATCTAGTGTGTAATCCTTTAGACATTTGTAATAAATAAGTTTTCATCGTTTTCCCCTTCCTCAATTGGTATATACTCATATTAAACATTATGTTGGTAATTGTCTATATCTTTTTGGAATATTTTTTTAAAAACTTGAATAAACTTTTAATTTGCCTTAAAATAACCTTGTGAGATTTTTATGTTGAAACAGGAAAAAGCATGCGATTCGCCCCGCATGCTTTTTTTGTTTTATATCTTCCTTTCCGGATCCGTGATAATAATATTCTTTTTATCATCGAAAAAATAATTAACCTTGTTTGGGCTATCGCTTTTAAACCCGGAATTATAGTTTTCCAGGATGTAACGCAACAAAACATTTTTATCTCTAACGCCCTGGGCTTGATCCGGTAAATTCGAATTTTTGATTAGAAATCGTTTCATATCGAATTTTTTACATTTCCACAATTCCCAAACGGCTGCAACATAAGGATCTAACGAACCTTTATTGTTTGGGCTTACCTTGTTCAATTGGTTGAAATCATCCAGGAACTTTTTAACAGATTCATATTTTCTAACCTTGAATTCTCCGGCCTTTAACTTGTCCGATGTATGGCCGCCGGACGAAATCTGATAACCTGACAACATGCCCGCTAATACGGTTATATTGATAACGGTTGATTTTTTCAATTCCAATAAAGCCAAATAATCTCGATTCCCTTTTTTACAAAAGAATTCAACGTGATTTAATAACGTCCATGCTTTTTGGTTTGCGTTTAATTGCTGTATTGCTTCATCCTTGATATGTTTGTCCACAATGAATCTAACCGCGATTCCTAGCCGCTTGCATGCCTCTAAACGATGTTGCCCATCATAGACATAATTATCTATGTCAACCAAAATAGGCTGCCTTTGACCTGATATTTTAATGCTATCCATCAATGTTTTAACCGCTTTTTCCTTAACTTCCCGGTTCAAATCGGATAGTTTAAATTGTGTGTAATCCCTTGTAGCATAAACATAATTTACTATTTTGTTAATCTTGTTATTAGTCGCCATTTGCGTTCGCCCCTTATTAGTTAAAAATTCGCCATATTAATTTAATCCAACCAACGGCCGAAATCCACAAAATCGCGGATCCGGCCATTAGCACAAAACAACCTGATTTACTCATTTTCACCGTTTTTCCAATTGCTGATAATTACAGAAATTTCATAAACTGCATTTTGAACCATTAAACCCACCCCCTTTTTTTAAACCTTTTATATGTTGAATTAACGGCATCATAGATATATAACGGCATTTTATATTTGATCCAAATACGTTCCCGCCTTCTCATAAAAACCCCCTAATATTGGCCTAAAAAGCGTTTAACCTTTTCTGACTTTTCGGTATGATGCTTTTCTTGGTATTCCATGACGCAAACCCAACGGCCGCCAATATATGAATCATCCAATTTAATTGGCGTTATCGGCTGCCAACCGTTTCTGATTTTTGCGTCAACATTCTGTTTGCATTTTTTATCAGTTCTGCCATATACAACGGATCGAATACCCATAATCAGAATGGAAGGTCATCATCGGAAATATCAATTTGTCCTGGGCCGGAAAACGGATCGTTGTCAAAACGGTTGTTTTGCCCTGGATTTGAATTATATTGATTCCCGGATGTATTTGTATTACCTTGGTGATTTCCGTTCGAATTCTGCCCGTTTTGGTTGTCAAAATCGATTAAATCAAATTCATCAATAACACATTCATTTACATAAACCTTTTTTCCGTCCTGGCCCTCATAATTTCGTGTTTGCCATGAACCGACAACCAAAACCCGGAATCCTTTTTTAAGATAGTTTGCTGCCGTTTCGGCGGGTTTTCTCCAAATCACGCAATTAATAAAATCGGCCTGACGTTCACCTTGTTCGTTTTTAAATTTACGATTAACGGCCATTGTAAAGGTTGCAACCGGAACGCCGTTTGGCGTGTATCGCAAATCCGGATCCTTAGTTACGCGGCCTTGTAAAATAACTTTATTCATCTTCTTTTACCTCGCAAATAGTAATATTTCTAACAACATCTTTATTTATCATGGTTGTATTTCCTTTTTTGGTTTTGACAATAAACCAATCCAAATCATGC